AACTCAAACAGTGGTGGTGACGTTGACCTTAACGAAACTTCACTTGAGAATGCAGTTATCCAGATTGGTAAGTGGACTGACGAGCGTGGTTTAAAAATCGCTGCACGTCCTAAGAAGATGATTATCCCATCTGACTTACAGTTCGTTGCTACTCGTCTATTAGAAACTGAAGGCCGTGTTGGTACTGCTGATAACGACATCAATGCTATCGCTAGCAATGGCGTGGTTCCCGGCGGATACGCGGTTAACCATTATCTAACTGATACAGGTAACTGGTTTCTAACTACTGACATCCCTAACGGCTTAAAACACTTTACCCGTTCAAAAATGGCTACCTCTATGGACGCTGATTTTGACACTGGTAACAGTCGTTATAAAGCTCGTGAGCGTTACTCTTTCGGTGTCTCTGACCCACTAGCCATCTTCGGATGCGGTGCTGACTCTTAATTGAGCAGCGAAAAAGTAAGATTGAGAGGGAGCCTTGCGCTCCCTTTCTTTTTATTATAAGATCGAAGTTCTAATCCCTGACTACCCGCAATATCGCAGGTAGACATTAGCCACGACAGGAGATTCTCATGGCGAATACAACTTTTAACGGCCCAGTCCGTTCAGAAAACGGTTTCACAAGCATTACAAAAGATAGCACTACTGGCGCTATCACTATCCGACCAAACAAACCTTCTTTAGCAGGTCAAGCAGTTGCTACGGTAGCTACAGGCGCGACTAACACGTATGCTGCGGGCATTAGCATCAATAACTTTACAGGTGGCGCACAACAAATCACTACGCTTCCAGCGGCTACTGTGGGCACTATTTGCACACACGCACAAAGCGTAGACACTACTGGCGGCACAGCGTTCTTGCGTTTTGATTGTGCCGGTACTGACACGTTTGAAGTAGGCCAAGTAGTCGAAAGTCGCGCAACTAACGCGGTTACTTTTGATACTTCTGTTGCTGCCGATACTACACTTAAATTTACTCCGGCAAATGCTGCGACTAACTTAATGAGTCTTGGTTCTTACATCTATTTTGTCTGCTACACAGAAGGCAAATGGACTGTAACTGCCGACTTGCAGAGTCTAGGTAACGGTAAAACTGGCGCGTTTTTATTCGCTTAATAACTCGGGAGTATAGATTATGGCTAATACCACAATTACAACAGTGTTGGCTAATACCGACCGTAAGTTAGTTATTAAGCATACACAAATATACACTGATGCAGCGGCACAAACCGATACTGTAGTTGATATTAGCGCTTCCGCATATAACAGTTCTGGTGGTAAAGCCATGACTGGCGTTGCTGTCAATCGTGTATGGGCCGCCACAAACAGTGATTGTACCGGTAGTTTAATATGGGTTTCAGACGAAAACGCTATATTTTTCGGGGTTGTAGTAGACACCGCTTCACACTCTCAGGACTATACCGCAGGCGATTGGGGCGGACTTACTGTAGAGGGCACTAACGCTACAGGTGACATAGCGCTAAAAACTTCTAGTATGGCCGCTGGCAGGCAAGTAACGACTACTATTGAGATGCGGAAGATATTCTAATGCGCGCTTACTACAAGAAAGGCGGTAAGGTCAAAGGCTCTATGAAGGGCCACACCATAGGCGGCGGGCAGAAACGCCCTACCAAATCTGGTGCTGGTATGACCGCCAAAGGTGTAGCTAAGTATCGTAAAGATAATCCCGGTAGTAAGTTAAAGACAGCAGTAACTGAAGACAAACCAACTGGCAAGCGCGCATCACGTCGAAAGTCGTACTGTGCGCGTTCTGCCGGACAAATGAAACAGTTTCCGAAGGCAGCGAAAGACCCCAATTCAAGGCTTCGCCAAGCGCGCAAACGTTGGAAATGTTAGGAGCATAACATGCCAAATACAAGTAAACGAAAAGTAAACGTAGCCAACGCTAATGCTAGCTTGGGCAACGAAAACCCTAAACGCAAAGAAACTAAACGTAAGCAAGATTTAGACATGAGCACCGACCCTAAGACAGGTAAGCCGGTGGAAATGAAAAAATCTGATTACAAAAAAGGTGGTAAAGTGAAAACTAAAAAATATATGGCTGGCGGAATGGCTATGCCCGGCGCTGGTGGTGCTCCTATGGGGGCTGCTGCTATGGGCGGCGGTGCTCCTGCTATGCCTATGACGGAAGAGCAAAAGAAAAAGAAAATGATGGAAGAGATGATGAAGAAGAAGGCTATGGCTGGTGGCGGTGGTGCCCCTATGGGTGGTGCTCCTGCTCCTGCTGGCGCTCCCGCTATGAAGAAAGGCGGTAAAGTACCTAAAGCTAAGAAGAAAATGATGGGCGGCGGTATGGCTAAGAAAGCCTACAAGTCTGGCGGTAAAGTTCGCGGTGCGGGCATTGCTAAGCAAGGCGTTCGTAAGTGTAAGATGCGCTAACCATGCGCCGCTACTATAAATCTGGCGGAAAAATATGCTCTAAGGGTAAGTCGTGGGCGAAACGTACCTTCGATACTTACCCTAGCGCATATGCTAATATGGCAGCCTCTAAATACTGCAAAGACCCTAATTACGCTAAAGGTTCTAAAGGTAAGAAATAATGGGCGATCTAAAGAAATGGGTTGACCAAGACTGGGTTCGTGTCGGTACTGATGGTAAAGTCAAAGGTAAGTGTGGCACATCAAAAGACAAGAAGAACCCAGACCGTTGCTTACCACGCAACAAAGCGAACTCGCTAACCAAAGGCCAACGTGCAGCCACTGCTAAGAAAAAGAAGCGGGAAGGCGCAAAAGGCAAAACGGTAGTTAAGAACACTAAACCCGCGACAGTAAAGTTTGGGGGTGGTGGCTTAGCTCGTAAACGACGACACAGATGCGGATGTGGAACTAAATAATGGCTACTTCAGGTACTGCTACATTCAATATGCCCTTCGCAGAGCTTGCTGAAGAGGCGTGGGAACGCGCTGGGCGCGAGCTACGAACAGGTTACGATCTACGCACGGCTAGACGTTCTATGAACCTACTCACCATTGAGTGGGCAAACAGGGGCATTAACCTGTGGACGATAGACGAAGGTACTATCCAACTTACCAAAGACGATGCTACGTACACCTTACCCGCTGACACAATAGACGTATGTGAAATGAACATACGCACAAACGCAGGCGATGCGTCATCACAATCTGACTTATCTTTAAACAGAATCAGTATACCTACGTACTCAGCCATACCAAACAAGTTATCCACAGGTAGACCATTACAAGCTGTAGTCCATAGGTTAGGCCAAGCAGGTATATACCAATCTGGCGACCGCACCAATGGTAATACCCCGACCCCTACTAATATAGGTGCAAACGTATCTTTTCTTACTTTGTGGCCTGTACCGGACAGCAGTACCGCTTACCAAATATCGTTCTATCGTATGCGCCGCATACAAGACATGGGTTCAGAAGCAGGTAAGACCGACGCAGATATGCCGTTTAGGTTCTTCCCGTGCGCGGTAGCAGGACTAGCGTATTACATTGCTATGAAAGTTCCTGAGCTAGCCCCTAGAATACCGATGCTAAAACAAGAATACGAAGAACAGTTTAAGTTAGCTTCTGAAGAAGATAGGGAGAAAACTTCAGCGCGTTTTGTGCCTAGTATAGGTCGCTGCTAATGGCTAATAAATTTGCATCCTCTAAAAGAGCGATTGCTATATGTGATCGTTGTGGGTTTCAGTATAAACTAAAGAAACTCAAAGCTCTGGTTATCAAGAGTAAGAACACGCATTTGCTGGTATGCCCATCTTGTTGGGAGCCGGATCACCCACAGAACAAGTTAGGGGAAGTTGTAGTAACTGACCCACAAGCAATACGCAACCCGCGCCCAGACAACGCCACGGCGGTAAGTAGAGTTACTCAGTACGGTTTTAGACCTGTAGGCGGCGGAAATAACATAGACATACCCAACACACTAGTGGGTAATACCAAGATAGGCACAGTGACGGTGACGACATAATGAGCATGACATACGCGGACTTGAAGACTAACATCGCTGACGTTACTGAGAATACGTTTTCAGACTTCCAGCTAAACTTGTTCATTACCCAAGCAGAGCAAGCTATATACACAGCTATTGATTTACCTGCTAGCACGTTTACAGACAGCGCTACTACCTTAACTACCGGTAGTGCTACATTCGCTGTCCCTAGCGGGTATTTAAGTAGTGTTAGCCTAGCTGTTAAGAGCGCCGCAGGTGTAGTTACGTACCTACTACAGAAAGACAATAGCTTTTTGTTAGAGGCATACCCTGACACAACCTCCACAGCCGTTCCTACGCACTACGCGCAGTATGGTGAAAGTACTTATGGTGGCCCAGCTAATACACTATTTCTTACCGTAGCTCCCACACCTGACGCAGCATACGCGACAATCCACACATACAAAGCCTATCCTGCGTCTATTACTTCGGGCGGGGAAACCGGCACTACTTGGCTATCGACTAACTTTGATAGTGTGTTGCTAAACGGTGCGCTAGTAGAAGCAGCTAGGTTTATGAAAGCTGAGCCGGACATAGTAGCCATGTACAATCAACAGTTTGTGACATCTCTAAAGCTGTTAGGATCACTAGGGGCTAGAACATTTAAAGATGCGTATCGTACGCCCACTGGAGCAGCACCGGTAGGAGTAGCATAAGATGGCTATTACACAAACAATGACCACATCATTTAAGAAAGAGCTGTTTGAGGCGGTACATAATTTCACCTCCCACACTATTAAAATAGCTTTGTACGATAGTACGGCTACATTAGACGCAGATACTACGGCGTTTGGTGGTGCTGGTGAACTAGCTGA